GCATATCACAAAAAAACTTTTAGAAAACTTTTGAAAAAAAGTAAGATATTAGGATTTCAATTGTTTTTGAAAAAAATTGAAATGTTTTAATCACATTATATAATAGACAGCGATACAAGCACAACGACGATTATATAATGACTACACAGACAAAGAAGGAACAATACGCCACCTGCGAGGAGTGTGAGCGTTATTGCTATACAGGAGGCGAACACAAAGAAGGTAAGGGATATATTTGCGAGGACTGCGAGGAATACTCCTGCGACAACTGCGGACACCAATTCAAGAATGAAGAAGAATGGGCGGGTAATTGCGACGAACATTCCTGTCGCTACTGCGAGTGCGATTGTAGCGATTGTGCCGAAGAGGAGGAGAAACAGGACAACGACAGAGCATTCCACTTCAAAAATGAACTGGATAATCTTTGGAGAAAGATTGAAAAGGTTGGCAAGGCATTTGGCGAGGAATATGACAGGAGAGTTTGCGAACTTATCCCCAAATATTTTGCGATTGATGACCTTCTTGACCTTGATGATGATGAGGGCAAGGCACAACTCTTCGCACTCGTTCAGGCGAACTTCACCAAGGAGGAGGTGTTCCCAGAGGACAAACCAATCGGCATAAGCGACAGCGTGAGCGACGCAGTCGGCAGACAGGTTGAGACGCTGGAAGCGGAGAACCAAGCACTACGCAACGAAAATCTCAAACTACAACAGCAACTCCAAGCAATCAAATCCCTTCTACACGCCAATTAGGGTTGGGGTGAGGTTTCCACACAGCACCACGAGGCACACAGGTAGGCGAAGAAACAGGGTCTTCCATACAGGGAGAACCAAAAGAGACAGAGCGAAATCCCAGTCGTTCAGCGGTAGATGTCTCTAATTTTTTTTTCAATTCAGCATTTTCTTCCTCTAATTGCTTAATACGGGAATGTAGTTTTGAAACTTCATAATAGGCAACAGCACCCTCCATTTTGTCTAATCACTTAAACAAGATGGAGAAAAAAACACCTTAATCTTCACTCAACGACAACCGAAAGTAATTTTAGGTGGTAATGTAAGCGAAACATTAGGGTTGGGACACAGAACGGGCAACACCCTTTTTGCTAAATCCACGACAGGTTTGATAGGAGGGCGGGGAAGTTTGACAGGCATTCTTTTCTATATTACGCCAAGATTTTAATTTTGCCGAAGGCAACAAAAGGGAGGTGAAGTAGGTGAGGTAGGTGGGGTAGGGTGAAGCGTTTGACAAAAGTCCGCCAATCTCCAAACCCACCAAACCGAACAATAGGATAGGATTGCTATTCACCCCACCCCACCTCACCTACCTCACCTACCTCACCTACCCCCACACTCAAAAAATATGATGAAATGCTATTTTTCACACATTTCAAAAAAAATTGATTTGTTTTGAGTATTAATCTACTTATAGCAGTCATTCAACGCAATCGTATCGTATGTCTATCTCGCAAGGAACTATGTATCTTGAAGGTTTTGGTAATGTGCCTTTCACGCATACCACTCTTGTTGCCCCCCCTGCCGTCAAGTTCAACGCCCCAAAGCACCGTGGAGAGTGTGGGGTCAAAAATGGAAAAATCCAAATCCCCTTCTTTCATATGGGGTGCTGTGGAGATGAAAGTATGGTCGTCCAAATCCAGACAGTTAATATTCCTACACAAATCAACAAGGAGTTCTTCGCCAAAATCGCTATGCTATTGAAACTTATCCCCTTTCTTGACTGGGATTGGAGCAGTTTTCGCAGGAACATTCTCGCACCCAACAAGGAACACATCACCGAAATCTTCGGCGAGTTCTTCGCCAAGCGGATTATGGAAGACCTGTATGTTGTCCTAAACAACTGGGACAAACCCACCGAGGAAGATGAACTCCAAGCACAAGAAGCAGGTGTCGTCCTTGTTTCGCATAGGACATTCTTCACAGAGAAGAAGGTAGAGTATTAAACACGCACAAATAAAGAGAAGGCAGGGTAAGACCTTCTTTTTATTTTATTACTTACCGAGGAGGGGGTTTGAACCGCCTGACCTACGCATTATGAGTGCGTCGTTCTTCCGCTGAACTACCTCGGTAAAACCAGTTAAGATTTTTTTCATTAGGGGTGGTGGAGGACTTACTAAAAACGGGACTTACAATCACCTCTGGTGAAACGCCCTAAATCAATTACATACCAAGATGCTTCGCCATCTTACCGCCCGAAGCACCGCCACCGCTGACACCACCGCCAGAGAGACCACCGCCAGACGAACCCATACCAACAGCGTCCATCAAAGGACGAGCAAGCATCTTAACCTTGTCTTCAACCGCACCACCGACGATACGGGCAAGACCAGATTTGGAATACTGGGGACGAGAAGACACAGCAAGCACATCAGCACGAGACAAGATGGCGGTGTAGGTCTGGGAAGTTCCACGCTCAATTGCGAACACACCCGAGTTCATAGTAATCAGCACAAGTTCATACTCGTTCGCACCGATATTGAGACCCGTATGGTTCTCCAACTCAACCTTGAATTGAAGTTGGAAAGCACCGATAGAACCAGAAGCATACACATCATCAAGTTCAATATGGCGACCAAACTCCAAGGCGAGAACCGAACCGCAAAGGGGGAGAACCTGCGGAAGAGCAGTAGCGGACGCTGGTCCTACCTGCGAGGACTTGTAAGCACGACCGCTGTATTCCGCCCAAGTTTGATTAGAACCACTCTCAACAGACATACGCCACAAGTCCCACATAGTAGCACCCGAGAGAAGACCTGCCTTGTTGTTGAAGTTGATAGTAATCTTCCTGATGGGAAGGAAGGCATCAGCGTCGGCGGGTGTCTGGGAAGCAAGCACCTTACGGGCAACGATAATCAGTTTGTCAGGCACAGAGTTCAACTGGATACTCTGGAAGTTCTGCTCCGCAGAAGAACCGTTGGCGATTGCCTGTGAGACAGAGGTCAAATACCGAGGATACTCGGCAAATGGCAGAACATTACGAGCAGAGACCAAGTTGGAGGGTTGGCGGGTCAAGAAGAGCATAAGCAACTGGGAAGACACGACGCTTGAAATGTAGGGTTGAGTGCCGATAGAGAACCAAGGATTAGCAACAGTAGCAGTAGCAGTTCCCGTTGGTCCGTTGGCGAGACGAACAGCACGATTAGCAGAACCCAAGTTGAAGACAAAGTTGAGGGTCTGGACGCCATACATACCAGCGTTGTTGCTCTCTGGGTCGCACCAGATAAAAGGAGACAACATAAGAGGTTCTCGGGTCTTAAAGGTGATGACAATCGTTCTCTCGGCAAGGTCAGCACCGTTCGCCTTGGGCGTATTACCAGCAATAGAGGTGATGACAAATGAACCTCTGGGTTGGAAATCTTGGTCTAACTCGCAGTCGTTCCAAGCGGAGTTGGGGTTGTTGTTCGCACCAAGAGCGTCGGTGTAAGACCAATAACTATCATACTGGGTAGGAGTAGCGTTGTTGTAGCGGGCAACTTCACGGCGGTCGCCGAAGCGAAGCAACTGGAACATAATATCACGCTGGTTCTGCGAGACAGTATTGTTGTTGATGGTCGCCTGAATAGTAGAGCAACAAGAATGGAAAGGGAATGGACCAAGGGCAGAAGCGTATCCTAAATTAACGACTGCCTGACCGACAGGCATATCAGCGGTAGGGGTCGCCTTAAAGGTGATAGACATCTCTGTCTCCACCATAACACGGCGACTAAATACTGTGCTTTCACTCGGCAACTGGATATTAAAAGTGATGGAAGAGGTGGATTTGGAAATCGCCTCATACTGGGACGGGGTAATATTTTGAGCACCCTTAAAGACGGCATAACGAACCTTGTCGGTAGTCAGTAGCAAATCGTCTTGGACGCAAACCTTCTCAAAATCAGCGGACGCCATTTTATCTTCGTTTATAATTATAACAAAGATAAAAAAATATTAGATTATGCCTAAAATCAATAAACTCCTTGGTCTTTCTTACGGAACATAATTTTCAAGGAGCAAGAGCAACCATATTGAAGATAAAAGTCGTGGTAAATGCCATACACATCTTTCCACGCCACGCTAATTTGAATGCCGTAAAGTGGGGAATTGGATTGAAGGTCTATCAGGCGATATTCGGCAGTAGGCAAGTAAAGCACATTCGGGAAGTATTCAGTTCCGTTTGTTAAATTAACCACGAGGTCGGTAATTTCGTTGCTTAAATTATCATTCTGTCCTACCGAACCATTATTATTGCTTAATATTCTGGGAATACCTATCAACTGGGGGAGAACGGGTAAGAGGGTAGTCGTAAAGACGAGCGACTGAATAGGGCAGAGGGTCGCACCTGTGCTATATGGTTGTTCCATATAAAGGGCATCATAAGGCGGTCCAGCAGTCGCATTAGTCGCTACATAATTGTTGCCTACCCCTCCTTTTTTGTTAAATACCTTAATCAAATAGTTCGCCTCGCCATCATTCACACTCACAGGGTTAGGTTCAAAGGTATAGTTGTGGATTGACTGGAAGGACGAAAAGAGGGTAAATAGGGGGTTGTTAAAATAGACGAAACCGACTGCCGAACCGACCCCTAAACAATCTTGGGTGAAGAGGTCTGCCTGTGCGACCAGCGTTGCGATTGCCCTTTGAGCGTCCCAAAGCAAATAGGGTTCATTACCAGCAATCCAAGTCGCAGGGAGGGTGATGGGGGCGGGGAGGTGTGCGAGTGCCTGTGCGATAATATCAGCATAAGCATCTTTGAGTGCCTCGTTAATCATACAGATAAACGCCTGAATGTTATTCACCCAGTAGTAGGGTTCGGTTGCTTCATTAAGCGTAGCAGGGACGACAGCAGGAGGGTCATAAATATTTGATTGGGGGACATAAATAACACGCTTCTTTGAAATCAATCGGTCAGCAGGAGCGAGGGGAGGGTTATACTCCAAACTCACATAATAGACAGTATTGTTCCAAGGGGAAGGACCAACGGCATTCTGTAATTCAATCTGGGGAATAAATAAGGGCATACTTCCTGCGGTGTCTAAACTAAACCGAATGATAGAAAGGAAGTAGTCGCTGGGGTTGTCAAGGATAGGACTGCTTCTCACCTCGGTAAAGGTAAGGCGGTTAGGTTGTGCCGTTTGTGATGTAGTAAGAGATGGTGTAATCGTATTCACGACATCTAAATCGTAATATACCTGCGTTGGTTGCGTCATATTGTTTCTATACCTTATACTTATATAAAATAATGATGAAAATCGCCTAAATAGTTGTGTAAATAATCTTGTGCGACCCGTTGGCGTGTAATAATCTAAATAATACTGGAATAATCTAATAAAAATACATTAATACAGGAAAAATAATATTATTATTACGAATAATAGTGTAATTTGGTTATATTATTACTCATTTTATACATTATATACTGGAATAATCTAAATACGGGCAGTAATAATCCAAAATTGAGGCGTGGGTAGGTGGAGTAGGTGGGGTGGGGTGGGGTGAATGTCATACTTATCCATATATGCGATAAGTATGAGATTGAGAAATGGAAATAGATGGCGAAATGCCTCACCCTACCTCACCTACTTCACCTAAAACTTTAAGCAGAGGCAACATTCACAGCAGGGAGACCGCAAGCAAGAACACAGTATTCAACAGTTCCAGCATAAGTAGCATCAAGACCAACAGCAGTAAATCCTGTTCCAGCAGTAATAGCAACTGTGAATTGATTATCAAGACCTAAATCAGGGTTCGCTCGTGCGGTGATTGTAGCGACACGCAGAACTACTTTATCAGTAGCAACGATAGAGGCACAAGGAACAGTAGCAGTCTGTCCTGCCACGAATGTAAGAACGCCGTGCTGTTTTATCGCAGTTCCAGCGACGCTATAAGAAGACGCAGAAGAAAGAGACATTTTGACTTTGTTTATAATTAATGTGAAGATAATAATTTTGCTAAAATACTCCCTTAATTCATTATGGAACAAAAGCAACACCACCATTTATACCTCCTGTCGCAACCCAACTTTGTAAATCTTCACTTGCTACGAAACTTTGGGAACTAAAACTTTCACAAGTAGCAGAGGTTTTCCCAGTTAAATCGTTTGTTATTCTAAACTTCGCAGGAGGAGTAAGGGTAAATGTTGCTGGAAGACCTGCGTAATCAGTTCCATTTATAGTTATATTTCCACTAAAATTACCACCACCCGTATCAATTAAATCCACAGACGGATTTGTTCCTTGAATGTTAGTTATGTTAAAAATAAATGTATATGTAGTTCCTGAAACTACTTGATATGTATTACCTGCTATTGAATTAAAAGCAACATTTCCACTCTGTATTATACCCCAATTTGAAGGGTCGCTCCCAAGTAAAGTAGTCGTTCCTCCTGCGTCGCATAAATCACAAACGCCGTCATCTGTTAATTGCTCTGGAAATTGTGCGTTTGCTACTATATAGACATTCGCCACGAATGAAGTAATCAGGATATTAGAAGGAGCAGTCCAAGTGAAAAATGTTATTTGGTTTGCGAGAGCGGAGACATTTGCTCCCGTAGTAGAAGGAGTGTTTTTTACCTGTTGATTATAAGTATGATATGTTCTATCCGCCGTTATGACGCAAGTATCATTTGCGGTAAGAGGTGCTGTTATTGTAAGAGGCGTATCATCAACGCTATTCCTAAATATGATTGCGGAAGAACCTGAACCCGACGCTTTCCATTCTAATCCTGACGCTGTTGCTGAATTAGCAGTCAATACCATATCATTCGCTCCTGCTGGTAGAATAACCCCTGCTACTGGGTTTCCTCCAACTTGAACTCCACCTCCTACAATCAGGTCTCCTTTGCCTGTAAAATTAACAGCGACCTTACTTGCGTTTCCGTCGGCGAACTCTGTAAGCGGTGCGAGTGCTGTGATTGTGCCTGAACCTCCTGCGTTTATCCAAGCAGGAACACCACCAGCAATCCCTAATATTTGCCCTGCTGTCGGCACATTTGTTAATGCCCCTGTTTTTGCTGTCCCGTTGCCGTAAGGGATTTCACCAACACTCGCAGAAAAATTAATACTGATTGTATTCGTGCCTACACCTGCGTCATCTACAAGGGGGGCAGTTGCGTCAATAATACCACTTGCTCCTGTGGGTGGCGACCACTTTAATCCTGTTGCTGTTGTTGCGTCGCTTGTAAGAACATATTTATCTTGTGGTGGTGCTGGGACTAATGCCCCTGTTTTTGCTGTGCCGTTTCCTGCGGGGATTTCACCCTTGACTGCTGTAAATGCGATTGAGAGTTCATTCGTCCCTGCGACTGGTTCTAAATCTTGAAGCGGTGCTATTGTAGTGATTGTTCCCGCTGGACCAGCGAGAGGTTTCCAAGCGAGACCCGCTGACCCTGCCCCTAATGTATTATCACTTGTAAGAACATAATTGTTTTGTGCTGGTGCTGGAACGATTGCTGTGGCGTTTGCTGGGTTTGCTGATATGAGTTGCTGATAATCAAGCGGAATACCTGCTGGGTTTGCGATATACCTCAATCCTGTTGCTGTGTTGCTGTCGTAAGATAGAACACTTCCGTCCGCTGGTGGCACATCTGGGAACGCTGTTTCTTCCCCTCCTGCGAGTGCTGTTATAATTTGACCTTTTGCGAGCGGAATACCGCCTCCTTGCGGGACTAAATCATCATATATCTTACCCGTTGCTTGATTAATAATACTGCCTACGGACATACTAAATCTTTGATTTGATATATATGAAGATTTTATTTTTTATGTAATTTGTTCTAAATCCTGAACCTTACTGCCATATACCCACTTGCTCCTGCTTGTGCTGAACCTGCTCCTATCGCACCTGCTCCACCGCTTCCAGTATTCGCAGAAGGAGCGGAGGGAACACTTCCAGAATTACCACCAGCACACCCACCTACACCGAAAGATGTAGAAACACCTGTAAAAGTAGTAGTAATACCTACACCACCTCCACCTGCCGTTGCCGTAGGCGGATTAGTAATAGTTCGTTGAGAACCAGCACCACCAGCACCCCCTCCGCCTCCATTATTGCCTGACCCATTTGAAGACCCACCAGCAGAACCATAAATACCGAATGACTGAATTGCTGGATTTCCACCATAACCACCTCTATAAGATGCCCCACCAGCATTATAACCCTGTTTTCCTCCACTCCAACTTGAACCACCACAAACCCCGCCTAATGCTTCATATTTTAGTGTTCCTGCTGAACCTACGGGTTGTAAATTAAAACCACTTGAACCGCCAAAAACAATACCACCTGCTACGCCTTCTGCTCCACCTGCTCCAACATTTATATCATAAGTTCCTACTGGTAAATATAGAGTATTAATTAATACTTGACCCGCACCACCACCACCACCACCTTCACCACCATAACCCGCACCACTACCACCACCACCACCACCGCCGACCATTAAAATATCAAAAAGACCTGCGACTGAAATAGTAAAAGTTCTCGTGCCTGAAAGTGCCGTCCAAGCAAGGAGAGTATATTGATTTGTGTCTGTAATTGTAGAGGAAGTCCCCCCGATTTGCGTTGCTATTCCGTATCCGTTCATTCCTATTGGTGTTATATATATAGGATATAGAAAAAACTTAATTTCTGTCGCCGATATTTTATATCCAACCTGTCTAACCAAACTTAAATCTTGTCCTGCGGGTTGTATTCCAGTAATTTCACCTGCGACGGAACTTACAAAAACAGCACCTCCTATATCTCCGTCTGCGACAACAATAGGGATATTTCCTGTATTAGAAGCAATCCACATACCAGCGACACTACTATCCGTTCCAACTGCGAATGCGAGTAATTTTCCCTGTGAGTTTGTATTATCCGCTAATACCCAGTCCCCAACACTATCTAAATAATAAAGTTTCAAGGGGGTTGTAGCAGTAGCGTTTCCAAAATAAACTATATTGTTAAATACATTCGCAGGAACAGGAACAGAACCCCAACTTGGAGAAGACCCTACGCCATTACTTAATAGAACTTCTCCCGCTGTTCCAACGCCTCCACTTATTTCCCATTCACCAGTATCGTTGATTGTTAATCTATCTGTATTTGCCGTTTTTAATACAACATTTCCAGTTCCTTTTGCTTCTACATCTATATCGTTGTTGTTTTGTGAATGAATAAGCGGACAATTGTGGATTTCTCCATTCGTCATATTAAGTGTTTTTCCATTTGCGTCTATACTTCCTACTGGGTTCAACATTAGGTCGCCCGTGCTTGTTATTTCAGCACATCTCAATAATGTATTATCATTTAAATCAATATCAGTTGCTCCTGCTGAATTACCAGCGAGTAATGTAGTAGCGAGGTCTTCTGTTGCTGGTGTCGCTATTGTAGTCCATAATGTAAGTCCTCCTGCTCCTGCTGATAATACTTGTCCTGCTGTTCCCACCGAAGCAACACTATCAACAAGGGAAATACCACCCATATTTAAATTAGAGGTAAGGGGTGATTGAAGTTCAACAATAGGGTTCGCCGTTGGTCCTGTTATATTTATATTATTTCCTGCTGTGATTGAGTTAATATCACCTGCTTCACCGCCCCACCTCACGCCGAGAGGTTGTGTGTCGTCAATAATAAGAACCTGCCCGTTATTCCCTGCTGGTAATACTACAAGTTCTTCTGTATTCACGCCATTCCCAACAAGTAGCGACCCTTTTGCCGTTGCTCCTTTGATTTGTAGAGTGTCTCCCGCTTCTCCTATTTGTAGTGCGAGGTTGTTCCCCTGATACACTTTTCCAGTTTCAATACTTACACAACCTAAATTATCAAAGTCGGTCGCTGACTGCGGTATTCCTGTCGTTGGATTGAGTGCCGAATTGCCTGTTGCGAGAACTTCCCCGAGGTTCTGCTGTGCGTCGGGGTGTTCCCAAGGAATAAGGTCAGGATAGAACTTGCCCTTGTAATCGGCATTAGGGTTATTCTGGTCTATACTGCTTGAAATAGACATTTTTCTATTTTATATATAGATATATATAAGATTTTTTATTTCTCTATCTATATATAAAAAAAATGAGTGTTGATGTGAATACCACCGACCCAAATCTACAATTGCCCGATAAGAGTGTATTGTATGAGATGGCGGGTGCTTCGTATGCGGACAACTACACGGGAAGTATTGATGGGTTTAGTTTGCTAAAACAGACCCCTACATTAAAGTTCTTCAAAAAAGATGATTATCCTGTAATTGTAGTATCGGTTCGTGGGACTGCCGACTTTCAGGATTTTCAAGCGTGGTTGCCTGTGGTTTTAGACAAGATTTCCACTACCCAACGATACTTGAAAGACACAGGTATATTAGAGTATTTTCAGCAAGATTATTTACCCACACATTACTATTATTACGCAACAGGTCATTCTCTCGGCGGTGTCATTATAGACGAGTGGTTGAAGAGAGGTTTGATATTGAAGGCAAGGACTTATAACCCAGCAATCCAGCAGGGCGATTTAAGTAATACTGTGCTTGATAATTATCGGGTGTATGCGACAGGCGACCCTTTGTATGGTCTATTTGGTCGCAGGGCAAAGAAAACACCAGAAGTGCGACAATCCCAGCACCCCTTCGGGTGGGAACAGGGTAAGCAGTTTCTATTATCGCCTATTTATTATTTCGGCAAAGATGCCTTGCGGGAGCATAATTTAAATAATATTGTTTTTCACGGTGGTCGTTTTCAGGAGAGGTAGAAAGTAGGTGAGGTAGGTGGGGTGGGGTGAGGTGAATAGCAATCCTATCCTATTGTTCGTTTTGGTGGGTTTGGAAGTTGGCGGACTTTTGTCAAACGCCTCACCCTACCTCACCTACCTCACCTACTTTTAAAAAGTCCTTTGACTGATTGCGTTGGACGCAATCGCATCATACGACAGACCTGTTTCACTCTTGATTTCCGCAATCCAATCGTGAAAATCTTGAAGCGACATATTCTCTCGTAGGTTTGCTTTTATCCAGAGAACCGCAAATGCCCCACAGGTCGCAACTGGCGACTTCTTTGACTGATATTGAACCTTGTTGTATTCAATATTTTTTCCTGCTTGTTGTGCTTTGCGTAGAAGTTGCGAGAGATAGGGTCGTTCTTGCCCTAACTCTTGGTTGCGTCCTTGGGAGTTCCAGTAGAGAGGACCATCTATCTTACTGCCGTAAGAGCAGAAAAACGCAATCGTATCTTTGCCGTTATTGATATACCGATTAACAGAACACCAGTGCCCGTTGTTAGGGGCGTGTTCGTAAAGCAAGAAAAAGTATGACTTGGGTTGCGGTAGAAGTTGCGTGATGTCTTGAATATCTGCGAGTTCGCTGTATTTCAAGATTTTCGCATTTGGTAGGTATTTGCGAATATTATCATCACCCATAGGTGTCTCGCTAATTTCTTTCACTTTTGGATTGCCTTCACCTGCGACCTTATTTAATATTTGCTTCGCCTCTTTTAGTTCTTCTGCGTCGGTCTGTGCGAGGCGACCGCCAACCTTTCGTTCCTTGAATGGCGAGAGATTGCTTTCACCTTTGATTTTCTGCTTTTCGGTGATTTGAAGGCGGAGATTTTCAGGGTCTATTTCCTGTGGTGTAAGGGGTGTATCCTTTGAGATACGCTTGGTTGGGCGATATACTGGATATTCCTGATTACCGACATCTTTCCACTCCTCCTTGAACCAACGGGCAAGTGGTCGTCCGCCGTTGTCCTTGAACTTACCGCCGAGTTCTTTGTATCGCTTAACGACTGCTCCGCTCCTGTAAGCACTCGGTTTTTTATATCGTGGATATACTTCTGCTTTCGCTTGTTCGTAGAGTTTCTTGTTGAGGGGGACTGCCCCTCCGCTATATCCTGACCCACGCTGGTCGGGATATTTTCTTTTTAATTCTTCATATTCGGCAAGTCGTTCTGGTGTATGTTCTGCTCTAAATCTTGCTTCTGTTTCATCTCCAATCTGTCTTAATATGTCTCGTGGAAATATATAAGTGCCGTCCCTAACTAACTGCTGTTGTGTAGGATTAAGTTGTAGCAATTTTGTTTGTTTTATGTCTTCTGCGATTGCTTTGTATCTATCATCATAATTTTTTAATTTTAGTAAGTCCCATTCCTTTTTGTGTTCTGCCATTTGTCTATCCAGTTCATCTTCTCCGTCCATACCGCCCTTCTTGGAACTCCCGTCCCAGAGAATATTGATGGCGAGCGAGTTCGGCGAGTATTTATTTTTCGCCCAGTCGCCCTTGATTTTAGTTGCCCTCGCTAAATATTGTTTGCGTTTCTTTTCGGCAATACTTTTGAAATGCTGTTTGTAAATAATGTAGTCGTTGTTGTTGATACTGCCGAACTTCACGCCTCGCAGGACGAGTTTATGCTTCCCGTCATCAGCAAGACGCAGGTCGGCATAATCTTTATATCCTGCCTTCTTCGCAAATGCTTTCGCCTGTTTTAAATATTCAGGTTCGCCAGTTGCTTCTTCTACATCAAACGCCTTCTCATCTTCAAGGCGGATAATCGCTTCTGCGTCTGCTTTCGCTTGTTCGTCGCCGTCGGCGTCTTCGTCTGCTCCGCCATACAATCCAAATAGTTTATCCCAATCTCGGTCATCAAAACCGCCAATCATACCACCTTTCATCTTCTCTTCGTCGTCGGCATTCGCATATAACGCTTTAAGTTGCTCTTTTGCTCGTTTAAGAGGGAGAGGGTCGTTGCTGTGGGAGCGGTCTGTTCCTTTCGTAAAGACCTTCCAACCTTTCTCCACTTTGCGTATTTCGTAAGGCATTATTTATTATATGCGAATATAATTATTTCGTGTAAATGTATTCCTTTTGTTGTGCGACGCTGTGTCCCATTTTTTCAGCGTCGTCTGCTTGTTCCTGCGTGAGTTTTCCATACTTGTCAGTCAGGTAAGCGTGTCGCAATTTGCTACTGCCCGTTCCTTTTCCAAGTGCCGAGTTCAAAATGCGAGTGATTGCGTTTAGTTGCGATACTGGTTCGCCGTCGGCATACACAAGGAACTTCACAGCAGGACTTTCTTTCGGTAAGCGACCCTTGACAAGAAGAGGGTGATGCTTGTAGTAGATTTGTAGCACACGCTTCAATTCAGGTTCAACTGCCTCGGTTTGCGTTCCATACTTCTTATCAGTTTTATATTTGTGGAACACGAACTCCTGTGGGTCTTTGAGCGTGATATAGTTGCGGTCTTCGGGCAACTGGGGCGAGTTCTTATCCACAATATAGCAGTTCAGGTAATCTCCATTACGACGGGGTGCTTGAAGCGTGTAAAGCGACACGACAACCCACTTCAATAGGGTTTCATATTGCGGTGGTGTGAGTTGCTTTGCGTCGGCGAATGCGACCACCTGATTACCGAGCGTGTTGCGTTTCTCGGTGATTTCGTCCCACTTCGGCAGGGTCTCGGGGTCGTGCTTGATTTCTTTCACTTCCTTATTTTTTGTAAGCATCATATCGTAATATTTGGTGTATAACTTCTTGTGCTTGGGTTGCGTTCCGCCAAGGTTCAACGCCGACACAATCGCAATATAAAAGTTGCGTTGCGTGGTCGGTGCGTAATCCTTCAATCTCTCGGCGATTGTCTCGGGTTTCTCCAAAAACTTAAAATCGGTGAGTGGCGACCCACCATTCAGTTTTCGCAAATTACTAAAATAGAGTTTCTGCGACGATTGCGAAATATTTGCGTCGCTAAATCTCTCGGCAAGATTATTCTCAAATGAGTTCATATTATTCTTTCTATAATATAAACCAAGATTATTTTTATGTGCGTTTTGACGATTAGATTATTTGGGTGAGTAGATTAACAGGAATAAAAATGTAATCCTGTTCTGTGTCATAACCGAGGCGGTCTTGACGGCAGTAGGGGGCAATCGTGAAAGTGCTAAATGTTTCCTTGTCGTAGGTGATATAAAATAATCCATCATCAAACTTGAATAAAAAAATATTACCTGTTGGATTTTCCGCCAAGAGTTTTCCAAGTGGGAGCATAGTTGTTGCGAACCTGTTGCGTTTCAATCTGCGTGTTTTGAGTTCATATTTCGTGCCTCCTGTGCTGTTATAATCATACCTGCTATATTTATCCTCTGCCTTGACGATTGTGTCGTCTGCGAAATACCTGCGGAGCGTAGTGAGAATGCTGTCTTCTGCGTTGCGTCCATATTCATAATCACGATTGAACGCCTCTTTTTGTTGAATAGCAACCGAACACATTTTAGATTATATATTACCTAAATATAATAAATAATCCAGTTTTACCGCAAATAATCTAATTATCGCATTCCAAATCTTCTTCTGGGATTTCTTCTTCTACATCTTCGGTGTATTCATAATACTTCACCCACTTTTGACCGCCTTTGCTGTGGAGTGTAATCTCATTATATTTCAAAGCATTTAATAGTTGTTGTGCTGAAATCCTGTGTTCTGTTTGATTAAACTTCTTCAAGAGGTCGCCTGTGCTGTATGTATGTTCTGCCCTCCATTTCGGTAATTCTTTCTTGTCGCCTGTCGTGGGTTCTTGAACCGACTTGAAGTGTGTATCAAACCACGCTTTAAAATGGTTGTTGTCAGCAACATATTCTTCAACTGCCTCCTTCGCAGTTTCAGGCATTTCAATATCCTTTGCGTCCTTGTTGGCGTGAGCGATTTCAATCATATAAAGCATAAACTCCTTGATAAACGCTTGGTCGTATTTTAGGTCTTTGAGGGTGCTGTCGCCCTTCTTTTCATATTTTTTTGAAGGGTCTGGGTTGCTCTTGAACGAACACAGGAAGGGGTGGATACTCAATCTGCGTAAGAGACCCCTATCAAGTTTCCTGATTTCTGGTTTGTTATTACAGGACATTAGAACTGTGAAGCGAGGTTCAAACACCTTGTTATTCGCAAACAGAAACCTCGCCGAGATTTCATCTCTGCCTGTGAGTGCCTTGACGAACTCAACATTCATATAGCAATTTTTCTCACCATTATCAGGTTCGCTTACAAGGACAATTCTCACGCCGTCCGCTGACGCAAGGCAGGGCGACGCTTGACCGCCCTTTGTGATGCTCGTCAAGAATGTCTGTTCGGCAGTCAATACATAATCACCGCCACCTGCTTTCAAGTAGGAGGTCAATATGCCCTTGCCGTTGCCTCCTGACCCTGTCAAGATATAGAGCATCTCAAATCGGTTCGTGAAGAAGGACAACGCCGAGCATTTCAACCAGTATTCACGCAAGGGTAAGTCAGGGAAGATGCTTTCAATAATCGCTTGGACTTTCTTGCGTTGTTCTGGATTGCTCTTCCTATCACCCATATTGTAGCGAGTGGTCTTGCTGATATAGTCGCTTGGTAGGATTTGGCGGTATTGATTGGTTTGGAGGTCATACACGCAATCATTAAACGCAAGGAGGTTGGTATTTGCGTCCATTTTTGCGTCCAGTTGCTCCTTCTCAACAAAGCACAATTTCGGTAGGAAACTGGCGATATTTTCAAGGGGTTTGCGGTCGCCAAGTCGGCGATATTCTTTCAAAAGTGTCGCACTTCTGTCCTTTGTTTTCTCATCAAGAGGGTTGAGATTTTTGCGTTGGTCTTCAATAATTTCACGCAGGACTTCGCTAATCACATTCGTAATACCGATTGGGATTTGTTTGCCTGTGTTGTAATACCGATTGTTCTCCCTTATCTCCCACCAGAGCGTTTGCTCGCTATAAAAGTATTTATCAGGGCGAACCGAGTAGAACATCTTGGCGTATTCAATATCCGCAACACCCATATCCAGTTGCTTATAGAAGTCCCTGCGTTGCTTTTGGAGTGCTTCAAATAGGGGTTTGTTGTCTTGTTTCAACCAGTTCCACAGGGTCGCTTGGGTTAGACCCCCTTCCTTGCGGAACTTGATGCCTTCAAATATGGATTTGTTGTTGTTTTTGTCATATTTCGTGCCTTGTCTGCGTTCCTCGCAAATCTTATCAAACATCTTGTAGTCCCAGTTTTCTTGACGCACGACAATCAGCATCTTCAACCAGTCGTCATAACTGGCGAACCGCTTTTGAGCGAGACCCTTGAATAGTTGTTCGGCGAGGTTGCTGTCTTCTGCTGGTGCTTGTTCTGGTTCTGGTTCTGGTGCTTGGGAAGCGTGTGCTTCTTGCTTGACTGGTCTCGCAGGTCTGGGGGCAGGGGCAACAGGTTCAATTTTTTCGCAACCCTGCGGAATATGCTGTATCACATTATCAAGGATAGACCCCTTGACAATTTTGCTGATGCGTTCAGGTTGCTCTTCATATTTGTAGGCATTCACCGCCCTCACTTTTCCATTCACACGATAAACTTGCGTGTCAAGGTTGAGCGTATTCTCTTTGTTTTCAGTATTGATTTCAATCGTATCACCGAGGATTGCTTGGAGTTCAGGCAGGGTGTTTTGAACCACATAATCTTTAATCATATGACAGGTTGGAAACACTTTGTTATATATTAGGGTGAAACTAATTTTTTTGACACTCTTCCTAATTCTCACCACCTTCCCATTTTCACGCTTGACATTAAACTTTAATGCTTGAAAGTGCGAGGAGTTCCTGACACCAATTATGCGGTCATCACCGCAGAACTTTTCCTGACATTCAGCGACAATCTTGTTGAAGGTTGCTTCGTCGGTGTCATCACTCATCTCGCCATCAACATCAACGAAGAGGCGACAAGGTGTCCCTTCCATCAATACCTCAAAGGCGTTGCTTACAGTTTCAAGCACCTTGATATTGCTTTTGGGAAGCGTGTAGTGGTTTGAGGTCTGCTTGATGTCAGTCAGCAGTCCGTCCATCAGGACGATTTCGGCAGTAGAAGCGGAAGCGGAGGCAGAGGCACACATTTTAGTTGTTATATACTTATATAAGATAATAATTCTTTAAGTTCTTTTGGAATTAAATGTTTTGGAATAATCAAATCGCCTAAATGAATGTCCTGCTTTAAGTAGATTTTTACATAAAAACAAATCAATTTTTTTCCTAAATGCTTGAATGAAAAATCTAAAATGTGAGATTTTGGGATTTTAGATTTTTCCTAAATATTCGGCGTTTTCGGCGATTAATTGGCGGTGGTGGATTGCCCTTGTGCTTGCTGATATTGCTGGTATGCGACTGCCCGTTGATGGTGTGCTGACTTGTTATGATGCGACTTATTGAAGTAGGTGTAATTCCCGAAGCATACAGGGCAGATTTGCGTGCCTTGTTCCTGACACTTGGCGTAGAACTTTGTGTAGTATTTATGTTGATGCTCGGGCGTTTGGGAAGGATACTTGGGTTTGACTGGAATGGCGATTTCGGCGGACATCTTTGAGTTATATATTACTAAAATATAATAATTTTGCTTTAAGTTGTTTTATACATACATATTATCAAACCAATTCAATTTTTTTATAAATCCCGTTATTTTAGTATTTTATAACTTATAGTAGGTGGGGTGAAGTAGGTGAAGTAGGTGAGGTAGGTGGGGTGGGGTGGGGTGAATAGCAATCCTATTCTATTGTTCGTTTTTGGGGTTTTGGAGAATGGCGGACTTTTGTCAAACGCTTCACCCTACCTCACCTACCTCACCTACTTCACCTACCTCCACCTACCCCACCTCGTATTAAATCAATTAAAGAAATCCACCTTTCGGCGAAATTAAAATATTCACCTAATATAAAAATGCCTGTCAAAGAAATCGCATATGTGCCTGAACTTGAAAAATTATTGAAAGAACAAGGCGAGCAAGCAGAGAGTTATAGCATTCTTCACAATCTCTCGTATAAGAAGTATCAGTTTAGAAGCAACATCATCAATATCCCTGTGATTGTCCTGTCGTCGGCAATTGGACTGGCGACTGGTATGAATATCCAAAGCGACGATATGTATATCATTCTCTCGGTAGGGTCAATCTTCGTGAGCGTCATCAAGAGTATTGACAGTTATTTCCAACTACAAAAGAGGGCAGAAGGACACCGAATATGCTCGCTTCAATTCTCTCAAATCTTCAAGAAAATCCAGATAGAATTATCGCTCCACCGAGATATGCGAACCAATCCAAAGGATATGCTGGGGTTGATAAAAACTGACCTGAAAAATCTGTTTGATATTGCCCCGTTGATTGATGAAGACATTATTGAAGAATACAACAAACAATATAAAAGTGAGGAAGGCGTAAGCAAACCGAGCGTCTGTAATGGATTGACGCATATTGAAGTAGCAAAGGAAGACCCTTATTCAACACGAAAGGTGTTGGATAAGATAAAAGTAGCACAAGAGTTAGGGATTGCGTATGACCCTGATATTGACGCACTTGGCGGTGAGGAAGCGAATGCGGACGAAAATGTTATAATGAGGGTAAAACCTCTGGGAGAGAAAGAGTTTCAAGAAATAAGGATTAACGACATACAAGAAGAACCCGTAAGTATTGATGTCGTAGATATACCAGAAGGAGGCGTAAGCGTCTAATCCTCTTCACCCTCACCACCCACAAACCACATACTCTTTTCAGTCATAATAATTTGCGGATAATTCTTGAAAATACAGCACCAACGGGTAGGCAGTTTTTTAATATCTGCGATTTCCTGCTTGGATATTCCCACATATTCAGTCAGGAGATAATTCACACCCCTAACAGAACCAGAATGCGGAAAATAAACGACAATATGACTTTCATTTAAAATCCTGCGTGTTTCACCTTTGTTAGTGGGAAGATGGTTGGTATTGATACAGGAGGTCTTGGTATGCCTACCAGTTTCAAGAATAGAGTTCAAGACTTTATAAACTGCTTCTCGGTGCTTTTTATCGCTGATTACATCAATATCATCAAAAACACAGCAACTATCCTTCAAGTCATCAATCTCTAATGGGTCGCTAATCAAGTTCGCACCGATTTTGATGCGTTTGACACCGCTGATTTTATCAAGGGTCTCGTCCTCTTTGAGTGCGGAAAAAATGTAAATGGGGTTCTTTGGATATTTCTTCTTGTATTGCTCCAAATAACCAGCGGTGAAGGTGGTCTTACCCGACCCTGATGGTCCAGTTATATACAGAATATCCCTTTCCTTTTTCGTGTCAGGAACAACCTGAAACTTTGCGTCCTCGGGCAAGGTCAAGCAATTAAAAGTTTTGTCAGTTTTGGAATTGACCTCACCTTGCGGTGCGACACTTATTAAGCGTTTGTCTAATGCTCCACCTGTAATTTTCGCAAGAGGACGACCAATATTCGCAAGATTAAACTCGTTCATATTATAATAATCTATATAATATAAACCAACATAAAAAAATCTACGGCAGAACTGATTTATGCGATTTCAACCAGACCTGCGTCTGCTTTTTGATTTGAGCGTCTAATTCTTTGATTGCCTTATCAACTTCCCGCTCGGTGCGTAAAGGTTTGCCGATTGTTTTGCTTACATCTTCAAGATTGACCCGAACTTTCTCACCAAGATTTTTCCCAGATACGCCACTTTCCAAGATGAGTTTGACTGCTTTGAGATTGCTTGACAGCGAATAGAGTTTGCCCGTTTCACTATTAAATAGGGAAGAAAGTTCAACCATTCTCTCTTTGTTGCCCTCCAAGCGATAGACACTAAATAACCTTTTGAGTGCCTTGTATGGATTTCCTACCGACCAGTAATGTTTATAATCCTCGCTGATTGTTTTGATGAGGATTTCGTCAGCAGGAACATCTTGAAAGGCGTAAATAATGGAGAGTTCAGTTAATTTATTCGTATCCCGTATGTAGATGACAGCGTCAATTTTGATATAATCAATTACTTTGACTGCTTTATCCACCTTGTCGCAATCAAGGGGCGAGATGTCCTGTGGAAAAAACTTCTCCTTGCTCCCATCTTTGTTCTGGATTTTTAATTCAATAAACCAGATGTCGTCCATATCAGCGACCGATTTCAAGATGCGTTTGAGTTCAGCACAAATCCTCTGTGCCGAGAGATTTCTATTGCTTACGGGCGATAGGAGGTCATAATCACTAAAAAATTGTTGGGTCTTGAATGAAGATGTGCCGAGTTGAATGACTGGCGAATTATCTAATTTTAAGACAGCGACAAACTTACGAATTGCCTCGTCTATTCCTTGTTTTGTTTCCGCAATATCCATTTTGTAATAACAATAGAAAAAAAAAGTGTTAGTTCCACACACAAATAATCTTACCCCTTACTTACGCTTGCCTTCAAACTTCTTCTGCTTCTCTGCCTTCTCTGCCTCCTTCTTCGCCTTGCGTGCCTCTGCTTCTTTTGCCTTGCGTTCCTTCTCACGCTTCTCCTCTTCCTTGCGTGCTTGCTCCTTGATTTCAAGTGCTTTCAAGCGACGCTCAAAATCCTCTTCACGCTTTTTCTTGTCTTCCTCGTCCTGTGCCTTGCGTTCCGCTTCAATTCTCTCCAAACGCTCACGCTCCTCACGCAATTTCGCAGTCCTCTCTTCACACTCCTTTTGTCTTCGCAATCTCTCTGCCTCGTCTCTTTGTCTTTTTTTGTTCGCTTCGGCGACAACTTTGACTGGATTGAAATCCAAGGTCGCACCGCTCCCCCCTCGCTTGCTGAAACTCTTGACCTTTTTCTTCAAAGCAGTCCAAATGAAATGCTTTTGAGATGGGAACTTTTCAATTGTTTTGTGGATATGCTCGTAGATGTCATCACCCTTTTCACACAGGTTCAAGCGACCAATAATCACAAGAGCATTACAATCATCACAGCAACGAGCGTCATAAATCGGTTGAGCGTTGTGTCCGTATCCTTCGTAGGTCGCACCACACATACAGCACTCGGCACACATACGACGCACACCGCCAAACCCACCATCTTCACGCACAATCGCATTCATACCAACTCCGCCCAAGATGCTTTGAATGAAACTCTGCTTGCGTTCCAAGTCCCACTCGCCGTAAGCAGTCGCCGTTCCATTTTCGCCAAGGTCAAGGCACATTCCAACATTCTTCATAATGCTTTCCATTCTGTCTGTGTTCTACTTCTTTGAGTTCGCTGATACTTAAAGAATGAATGAAAAACCAAATCAATTTTTTTTCAAAATAGAGGAAAATCCACGCATCATCATATTTTTTTTTTGATTTTATGTGAAATTGAAAATCCACGATTTCCAAAAAAAATTGATTTGGATTTTCATTCAATCTTTAAGTGTCATTCAACTCAAAGAAGTCAATATGGAGAACCGAACTTACACTCACGCACAAATGGAGGCAGTCAAGAAGCAGAAGGCGTTTGCTTGGGCGAAGGTTTATGAACTACACGGCAGAGGAGCAGAGGAGGCAGGAGCAATCGGCGGATTGTTTGCTCGTGTGAATGGTCGCCTTCAACGCCCAGCAGAGTTTCCACCTCACATCACCGAGGGACTTTGGGAGATGGCGAACCGATTGAATGAGACCTACACTTGTCCTATCTGTATTGATTTGACAACCAAGGACACCTTTCATTTAACACCTTGCGGACATATCCTCTGTAAGGGGTGCTTTACGCACTTGGAGGACAACGCACCAGTCAATACAAGACCGAAATGCCCGACTTGCCGACGCAATATATAAGAGGATTAATACATTAAGGAACATTAGGGCAGGGGTCGCCCATTTTTTTTCTATTGTAATATTATAAAAATGAGTTCTTACTTAACCCCGTATAATGTCGCAATAGCGAACAAACAGCGAGGATATGATGTAGCAAACTTGCGAAACGACGCATATCAAGCATCTCAAACTCCGCTTTACGGCGGTCAGGTGCGAGGTGATGCCTTGCGTCAAGGTGATTTTCAGTTGGAAGGTGGCGACTTTTGGAGCGACTTTGCTGATGGGTTTATGTCTGTTATGCGACCCGTAGGTCAGGTCGCACAGGCAGTCGCACCATTTTTAGGTGCTGGTGAAAGTGGTGGAATGGCGTGCCGTTGCCCTGCTCGTGGTGAGTGCCGTTGTGGAATGGGTCTGTCTGGCGGTGATGAAATTGTTGATGCTGAACCTGCCGTCCTCAACCCTGACTTGAACTCAACAGGTATGTTTCACGGATACGGGTTGTCTGGCGGATACAACGAGAATATTTCAGGAATGGGGTTGTCAGGTGGCGACTTTTGGAGCGACTTGGGAAATGTTGCTTCGCAGGTTGCCCCCTTTCTGCCTTTGCTTGGTCTTGGTAGGAATAGCAGTTCTGTTGATAAGACAAAGGCAGTCGGTCGTGCTTTGGTGGGTTGTGGGTTCTTTGATGACCTTTTGGACGGAATTAGCAAGGTCGGTCAGGTTGCTTCGGCAGTCGCCCCTCATATTGAAACAGGTATGAAACTCTACGACAAGTATGGTAAGGGTTTGAGTGGTGGAGCAAAGAAGAACAGAGAGAAAGTAGGCAGGAAGATTTTTGCCGAGTTGAAGGCACTCCACGGGGCAGGTCTGTCTGGTGGCGACTTCTTGGGAGACCTCGGCAATTTCGCCTCGCAGATTGCCCCCTTTGCTCCCTTGTTGCTGGGTCTCGGGTTGTCAGGCGGACAGGCAGATATGTCTTACCTTGAACCCTTCGTCAGCGGTTTTGGAATGTCAGGAGGGTCGTTCGTTGATGATTTATTAGCAGGTATGGATAATGCTGTTAAAAAGGTCGGCGATTTTCTTGAAAGCGGAATTAATAAGGTAAATGACACGCTTGAAAAAGTGATGCCTGTTGTGGAAAAGGTCGGCAAGGTCGCCGACACCGCAGGAAAAGTTGCGAGCATCTTTTCGGGCAAGAAGGGCGAGGGAATGTCGGGCGGTGCTTTATCATTAGAGAAAAATATGGATATGGCGGACGCTATGGGTGATATTTTTAGCGGAATGGGAAGGGCAAAGAATACTCGTGTTCTGTCAGGCAAACAGCAACTCTATAAGGGCGGAAATATTGCGAATGATGGTATTCCCCCTTTCAACCGCCCACAGAACGCAGGAATGTCTGGCGGTCGTGATTTTGAACGCCCCGTTGGCGGTAATAGTGCCGAGTTGGTCGCCTTACAGCAACGCAGTAATGTCAATCAACCCTATATGACTGGTGATGGTGTGAGCGGAGGCAAGGCACAGACCAAACCCAAGTTTATCGTCAAGGCGAACGACTACTGCTGTCTTACCAGCAAGAAGAATATGCCCTGTAATGGTGTCCCTCTCACCAAGGCGTTTATGAACGATTATGCGAAGCGTAGCAAGAACTACGAGACCTATCGTCAGGGCAAGGACTACGAAAAGGTTGAACGGGGTATGAGTAAATTGAAGAAACCTCGTAAGGCAACCAAGGCAGTCGGCACGAAACCCAGAATGCGTAGCGTTGGTATGGGTGAGGCAGGAAACAGCGAGAGTTTAGACGAAATTGAGGCAACTGACGCTCTTGTCAAAGACCTCGCCTCCGCCAACCCTGCTGTGAATGCTTCTCCTGCTGGTGGAAAGCGTCCTGCTTCAAAATGGATAGAACACGCCAAGGCATACGCCAAGGCACACAATATCCCCTACAAACAGGCACTCAAAGACGCCAAGGCAACTTATCGTGGGGCAGGACAGTCGGGAGGCGACTTTTGGAGCGACCTCGGGAATGTAGCGTCAAGCGTCGCCCCTTTTATTCCGCTCCTATTATAAAGGAAAATGTTGCTGAAAATCGTTAGTGGTGTATTCTATTATGTTTTTCCTTCTGTTGCTGATATTGCTGTTTATATTCTCATTAAAACTTTGGTGAATAGAGCGTTGAGATAGATTATTTTATATCTATTTAGATTATATAGATATGAAAGAGAATATAGCAAAGAATACTTTGTCCTTTTCCTGCTCTAAAAAAATGGAATATCTCCGCACTCCACCTGACATTTGGAAAGATTTGTCAAAAGAGTTTGCTTTCACTATTGATATTTGTGCGAGTGATGACAATCACCTTCTACCAAAATATTATACAAAGGAGATAGATGCTTTGAAGCAAGATTGGACTGGTGAAATCGCATATATTCACCCCTTATTTGATGGTAAGATTGGAAAGTTTGTGGATAAGGCGTTTCATACCAAAAATCTAACAGCAGTTTTCCTATTACCAGCATCTACACACACAAAATATTTTCACGAATGTATTTATAATAACCCTAATTGTGAGATACGATTTCTTCGTAAGGGAGCAAAAGGATTTAGGTTTGGAAAAGATGATGGAAGTATTGATGACGAAACAAAAGTAGGATATATAAAACCTTTAATGGTTGTTGTTATGAAAAACCCGTAAAATTAAAGATTATTTTTTATCTATTTAGATTATATAATCAAAGTAAAATGTGGTATTTTCTCCCTGAATGGTTGAAGTTTTGGAAAAAGCGAAACGCTGAACCGACACAAGAAGAGGCGTTGAGTGAAATTATTAAAAAGCGTGCCGAAGAGCAAAAAGCGGTGATTGACCGAAAGAAAGAAGAAGAGGCAGTTGAGAAGTCCAAAGAAGGTAAGGTTGCCGAGAAGGACTTTTTTGAGTAGGAGCAAAGCATAAAACTATTATTATTATTTTCTTGGAGCAAACCAAAAATAATAATATTTTAGCAATATATAAAGATGGATAGATTGAAGAAACTTTTGGACGCTCACCCAATCGCACAGCAAAGCGACAAGAAAAACAGACAGGGGTTAAGTAGAGAGGCAGAGCGGACGCAACTCAACACCGCAGACGCACGATTTAACAAGCAGGTCTATCAAAATGAGGTGAGACAGGCGAACCTCTACGAGCAGAGTGAGATGCCCCCGTCTCCTGCTGATGTTGGCGTTTCATTCAAGATTGGGTCGTTCGTGAATAAACTCTCACAACTGCTCGGTTTCAAGACCGATATTTACTCGCAAATCCAAGCACTTTTGAATATAGGACAATCACCTTCACGCCTTATCCAAGATGCCCGTTTGATTAGTTTAAGCACAGATTATTTCAAGGTGGTTGATATTATTGCGACCTATAATGAACTGGTGAATTACATTCAACTCTACGCACCGCAAATTAGGGCATCAAGCGATTTTGCGAACGGCGTGAATACCACCTATCTCCTGCCCCTCATTCAACTATTAAAACAGACAGCACAACTCTACTTGGGGGCATTCAACTCTTTTCCTACTGGACGACAGGCAGGAGCGGACAGAGAGGCGTATGAACGCTTCCGCAAAGGTTCGGCAGAAGGATACGCAACAGTTATGCTTATGGCAGATAATCTTACCAACGCAATCTACTCATCTATCAGTAAGAAAGATGTTGCGAGATATGAAGCAAGCAAGCAGATTTTATCCCAGACATTCAGCAAAAATCCCCTGCCTGTTGCTCCTATCCAACCTCCTCCGCCTCCTCCTATCATACCACAAGACCCAGCACAACAGCAAGGACAGCAAGGACAGCAAGGACAGCAACAGCAAGACCCCCAACCT